TGAGAGATGGTGTACCTGGTGCAAGTGATCAGTTCATTCAAGCACTGGCACGTAACGGTGAAAGCATTGCCAACATGGATGCAGGACAGAAAAAATTAATTGCTACTCAGTTGGGTGTGGGCAATGAATTTTTCAATGTTGCGGCAGATTCTGTGAAATTTAGAAAATTCTTAGGACAAAGCACTCAGGAAATAATAGACGAGCAAGAACAAAGAGCGAAAAGTACTGCAGGTGCAAAACAATTTGACCAAGCCAGTGAAAACTTGAGTTTAAAACTTCAGAAATTAATGGTTCCATTCCAACAAGGAGTTGATATGATTATAGGTGGCTTGGCAAGCATAATTGGTCCTAAATCTTTTATTGCAACCACATTGGATGATTTAGGCACGAAATTTAACGATTGGTTTGATGGATTAGAGGACTCAGGCAAAAAATGGATGGGTGGACTAACAATCGCGGCAGGTCTATTGGCGACGGCATTGACTGCATTTGTCGCCAAGAAAGCCGTCACGGGAGTTTCAAGTTATCTAACAGGAGGCGGTGGAGGTGGCGGTAAAATGCCAGGAATGAATATGCTAAAATCTGCAGGAGCAGGTGGAGGCTCTGTCCTGTCAGGTGCGGCAAAAGGGATCAGTGCTTTTGCGGCGATGGGTCCAAAAATATTGATGGGTGCAGGAGTCATAGCAGGTGTAGTTGCCATCTTGGGAGCAGGTGTCGGTCTTGGAGCATTGGCGGCTGGTAAAGGTTTATCATCGCTTGCAGAAGGATTAAACAGTTTTCAAAATGTTGACGGTGAAAAATTAAAAGACATTGCTTCTGCTACAGGCAAACTGTCGTTGGCAATGGCACAAATGGGTGCAGGAGCACTCAAAGGTGGTGTGTCGGGATTCGTTGGTAAAATATTTGGTGGCGGTACAGAAAACTTTGCCAAAAACTTGAATAAAACACTGGATGAGCTTGACAAAAGCAAAATAGACATGTATGCTAACAGTATAGAAAATTTAGGAACAGCAATGACAAGTTTAAGAAGTGGCATGATGGGAACAACAACAGCATCCGCAAGTTCAACCGGAGACAAGTTGGATCAGTTAAATAACACTATGGAACAAATTTTAATGGCGATGAATGACGGAAATCGTTACAGCAGAACTACTGCACGAGCAACAACAGACACAGCGGAGAATTTCGGATAATGAGTTGGAAAAAATATTTTACAGAAGTGCCACTAGCAGATGGTACAAGCGGAATGAATTCACCATTAGGCGGTGGAGCAGGTGGCAAAGCCGGACCTGCCAAAACAAACTATTCATCTTATCTTCCAGATGTGTACAGTGGTGCACCAAACAGAATTGAAAGATACGGACAATACAATGTGATGGATTTAGATTCTGAAGTGAATGCCGCATTGGATATTCTAGCAGAATTTTGCACACAGAACAACACACAAAACAATACACCTTTCAAATTTGAATACAATCAAAAAGCAACCAACACAGAAATACAAATCATAGAACAGTATCTGCATCAATGGTGCAAAATGAATGATTTCACAAAACGTGTGTTTAAGATTATGCGTAATGTGTTCAAGTATGGTGATGCATTTTTCATTAGAGATCCGGAAACAAAGAAAATGTTTCACGTTGATCCAGCAAAAGTTTCTAAAATAATAGTAAATGAAAGCACAGGCAAGACACCTGAGCAATATGTGGTCAAAGACATTAATTTTAATTTTAAAAATCTTGTTGCAACCACACCTCATCAAACAACAGGCAATGTGACTGGCGGAGGATCAGGATATTTGACTGGTGGTGTGAGAGGAATGACTGGAGTTGACAACACATCAGCACCAGGAACAAGATTTGGCACAGGACAAAGAGAAATTGCTGTTGATGCCGAACACATTGTACACCTAAGTTTATCAGAAGGACTGGACAACAACTTTCCGTTTGGTAATTCACTATTGGAAAGTATTTTTAAAGTTTACAAACAAAAAGAATTATTAGAAGACGCAATCATTATCTACAGAGTACAAAGAGCACCTGAAAGAAGAGTGTTCTATATTGACGTAGGTAACATGCCAAGTCACTTGGCAATGCAATTTGTGGAAAGAGTGAAAACTGAAATACATCAAAGACGTATTCCTTCATCAACAGGTGGTGGACAAAACGTTGTGGACTCGGCATACAATCCATTATCAATCAATGAAGATTATTTCTTCCCTCAAACAGCAGAAGGCAGAGGTTCTAAGGTTGAAACATTACCGGGTGGTACTAACCTGGGTGAGATTGATGACCTGAAATACTTCACCAACAAGTTGTTAAGGGGATTAAGAATACCAAGTTCATATTTGCCAACAGGAGCAGATGATTCGCAAAGCAGTTTCAATGATGGCAGAGTGGGCACAGCATACATTCAAGAATTAAGATTCAACAAATACTGTGAAAGACTACAAAATCTAGTATCAGATGAATTCAATCAAGAATTTAAACGTTATCTTTTAGAAAAAGGTGTAAACATCGACACAGCGATGTTTGATATCAAGTTTCAACCACCAATGAACTTTGCTTCTTATAGACAAGCAGAGGTAGACAACAACAGAATTTCCACATACACACAAATAGCCACTGTGCCATTTGTGAGCAAACGTTATGCTCTATCAAGATTCTTAGGATTGACTCCAGAAGAGATGGCAGAGAACGAAAGAATGTGGAGAGAAGAGAATGATGAATCAATGCAATCTAAACCAACCACTTCAGCAACTGAATTGAGAAGTGCAGGTGTCAGCACAGCAGGCATCCAAGCAGATTTAGATGCGGCAGAACCAACTGAAGATCCCACTGCTCCAGGAGACGACAATGCACCAGCACCAACAGGAGATGCAGGTGGCGGAACTCCAACTCCGGGCCAGTAGCGATAAATAATTTTATGATATTGCGTGAACTTTTTTATTACGATCAGATTACCACAGAGCCAGGCGAAAGAAAAGAATACGACGCCGCTGATGATCAATCTATTATGTCATTGGATGACACACGTAAAACTAGACTTTCATTAAAACAGATCAACAAAGCAAGAAAAGCCGGCGAATTCCACAAAGATGAACAACAAAAAGAGTTAGAATTTGTGAGACAGATGTACGGCGCCGCTAATCAACCGGAAATGTAATAGATGTCTATTGCTTTTGTATTAGGCAATGGTCTCAGTCGCAAACCAATTCCTTTAGAACCACTACAACAATTCGGCAAAGTGTATGCCTGCAATGCAGTATACAGAACTTACACACCCAACTACCTGGTAGCAGTTGATGCCAAGATGATCAATGAGATCTGCACAGCAGGTGCTCAGTTGAAAATGCCTGTTTGGACCAATCCAAATAGAGCATACAAAAAGTACAAAGGGTTAAACTTCTTTGAGCCCAGCATGGGATGGTCATCTGGACCCACAGCACTGTGGTTGGCATCCAAACACATGCATCAATTGATATTTTTGTTGGGTTTCGACTTCACTGGCACCACAGAAGGCAAGTTGAACAACATATATGGAGACACACCCAACTACAAAAAGAATTCAGACACTGCCACATACCATGGCAACTGGAACAGGCAAACCAGTATTATCCTACAGAAAAATTCCTTAAAGAGATATATACGAGTAGTACCAGAAGGCACTGATGTTTTTGAGGCTAAAGACCTTAAAAAATTTACAAATTATAGTGAAATCACAGTGCAAGAGTTCAAAAGACGCTATCATTTATAAATTCTGCGTCAAACGGGCCAGTATCGGCCCATTATCTACCTATTTTTTTACCTATCGGTTAAATAATACATGACAGTCTTATCATAAACAGTTAAACAGGAGAAACCAATGTCAGATAAAAGCAAATTCGAGCAAATGCTTGAAAAACTAGTCGCTGACGATAGAACAGCGGCAGAAGAAATTTTCCATGATATCGTTGTGGAAAAATCAAGATCAATTTATGAAGGTCTTTTAGAAAATGATATCAAAGATATCGAAGTAGAAGAAACTTCAAAAGAAGATTCAAAAGAAGAAGAAACAACAGAAGCGTCTAAAGAAGCAAAAGAAGACGAAAAAGTTGAAGAAAAAACTTCTGAAGAGTCTAAAGAGGACGAAGCAGTTGAAGAAGCATCAAAAGACGAAGAGTCAAAAGATGAAGAAGCAACAGATGAGTCTATCTTAGACATCGAAAACACAGAAATTGCACCAGCAGAAGCACACGGTGGAGACGCAACAGACGATATGGTTGCTGACATCGAAGCACCAGCAGGTGATATGGATAAAGGCGACGACTCTGAAAAAGGTGAAGAAGAAATCGAAGACAGAGTTGTTGATTTAGAAGATGCTATTGATGACCTTAAAGCCGAATTTGAAAAAATGATGGGCGATGAGGACAAAGGTGACGACGCAGAAGGCGACGACGCTGAAGATAACGGTGAAGAAAAAGAAGACGAAGCCGTTGTAGATCAATCAGCAGAGGGAGAAACTTTAGAAGTTGCTCCTGAACTTGGTGAACAACCAGCAGTAGAAACAGCAGAGCCAAAATCAGCAAGTGAAGAAATTAGAGAATATGTGAACAAAGTGGGCGTAACGCACACAGACGGTTCAGATAACTCTAAATCACCAGTTGCTGGCAAAAACGATATGGGCGGAACGGCTTCTAACATCGCTAAAGGCGGTGAGGAAACAGGTAGTAAAGCACCTGCTCCAAAAGAAGACAACGCAGGTAACGTTAATGTACCAGGCGCTAAAGCGAAACCTGTTGCGGCACCAAAGGCCAAGACTAGCACAGAAGATGATTCTTCTGCAAAGTCAACAATTGGCAGTTAATAAGGTAATATAAGGAAAACGGATGTTATCATTACGTGAGACGCTGACTTTTGACCAGGCGGGAATAGTCGTTGAGACTAAGGACGAACACAACGGTAAATCCCTTTACATGAAGGGAATCTGCATTCAGGGAGGTGTTAAAAACGCCAACCAGAGAGTGTATCCTGTTAACGAAATCCAGAGGGCTGTCAGCACACTTAACGATCAAATCACTGGTGGATACTCGGTGTTGGGCGAAGTGGATCATCCAGAAGGACTTAATATTAACCTAGACCGTGTCAGCCACATGGTAAATGAAATGTGGATGGACGGACCAAACGGATACGGAAAATTAAAAGTATTACCAACCCCGATGGGACAACTAGTTGAAACAATGCTTAACAGCGGAGTTAAATTAGGAGTTTCATCCAGGGGTTCTGGTAATGTTAAAGAAGACGGATCCGGTAAAGTATCAGATTTTGAAATCATCACAGTAGATATCGTTGCACAACCATCGGCGCCAGGAGCATATCCTGAGCCAATATACGAGCATCTAATGAATACAAAAGGTGGTTTAAAAGCATTTAACTCAGCAAGGGACACAAAGGCACAAAAATATCTAAAAGAACAACTAATAAACATAATTGGAAAACTCCAATCTAAATAGGAGAAAAGAATGTTAGAAGCACTGAAATCACTTTTTGAAAATAACGGAATTTCGGAAGAGATCAGAGCAGAAATAGAATCCGCATGGAACCAGAAGGTTGAAGAAAACAAACTTTCTGCCACTGCTGATCTTCGTAAAGAATTTGCAGAGAAGTATGAACACGACAAAGCAAGTTTGACAGAGGCTGTTGATAAAATGGTATCTGAAAGAATCGAAGCAGAAATGGCAGAGTTCGCAGAAGACAAGAAGCAACTTGCAGAAGAAAAAGTTAAGTATGCTACTCAAATCGGTGAACACACTGAAAAGTTAAAAGCATTTGTTTTTGATCAACTTAAAGGCGAAGTTGCTGAACTACACTCAGACCAAAAAGTTATGGCAGAAAATTTTGTTAAACTTGAGGACTTCGTGGTAGAAGCTCTGTCTAAAGAAATTTCAGAATTTCAAAAAGACAAACAAGACGTTGCTGAAACAAAAGTACGTCTTATCAGAGAAGCAAAAGCACATTTTGAAAAAGTTAGAAGTAACTTTGTGAAAAAAGGTGCTGAAAAAGTGTCAGAAGTAGTGGGCAAAACTCTTAAACAAGAGATTAGTTCATTAAAAGAAGACATTGAAGCGGCTCGCAAAAACGACTTTGGTCGCAGACTGTTCGAATCTTATCAACAAGAATTTTCACAATCATTCTTGAACGAAAAAGGTGAAACAGCAAAACTTCTAAAAGTAGTGGACATTTCGAAACTACAGGCAGAAGAAGCGATGAAGACTGTCAATGAGAAGCAAAAAGTAATTGAAGCAAAAGAACAAGAAATTGCTACAATTAAAGAAGCGGCAGAGAGAAGTGAAGTGATCAATGAGTTAACACAACCATTGAACACAGAACAAAAAGAAATAATGAACAATCTACTGGAGAGTGTGCAGACGGGTGCTTTACGAAAGCAATTCGAAAAGTACATACCATCTGTTCTAAACGGTAGGACTCCAGCGAAAAAACAGGCTATAAATGAAGGCACAGAAGTAACAGGCGATAAACAAATTAACATTGTAAACAGCAATCAATTCAATAGCAACATCGTTGATATTAGAAGACTTGCTGGGATATAAAAAAAAGGAGAAAAACACAATGTCAGAACTAACAGAAACTCGCTGGCAGGACACAAAGAGTGCGTTATTAGAAGGTCTAACTGGAAATAAAAAAGCAGTTATGGCGGCTACTTTAGAAAATACTAAACAGTATCTTTCAGAGTCAGCAACAGCAGGTGCTACATCTGCCGGTAACGTTGCAACTTTAAACAGAGTGATCCTACCTGTGATAAGAAGGGTTATGCCTACTGTAATTGCTAACGAATTGGTTGGAGTACAACCGATGACTGGCCCAGTTGGACAAATCCACACACTAAGAGTAAGATATGCAGAAGCGGCAACATCAGGCGGCGGACTAGCGGCAGGGGCTGAAGCATTATCACCATTTGCAATTGCACAAGGTTATTCAGGTAACGATGTAGCAGATCCAAATGGTAATGCAGACGCAACAGCCACTAAAGAAGGTACTGGTGGTAAAGCAATGTCAATTCAAATCTTGAAACAAACTGTTGAAGCAAAAAGCAGAAAGTTACAAGCAAGATGGACATTTGAATCTGCTCAAGACGCTCAAGCTCAACAAGGTATTGACGTAGAGGCTGAAATCATGGCGGCATTAGCACAAGAAATTACTGCTGAAATCGACCAAGAAGTCATCAACTCGTTAAGAACTTTAGCGGCAACTGAAGAAACATTCAACCAAGCGGCAGTATCAGGTACGGCAACATTCGTAGGTGATGAACACGCGGCTTTGGCTGTTTTAATCAACAGAACTGCTAATAAAATTGCACAAAGAACAAGACGTGGTGCAGGTAACTGGGCTGTGGTATCACCACAGGCTTTAACTGTACTTCAATCTGCAACAACTTCAGCGTTCGCAAGAACAACTGAAGGTTCTTTTGAAGCACCAACTAACCAAAAGATGGTTGGAACTTTAAACAGTGCAATGAAAGTATATGTTGACACATATGCGGCAGACGATACGTCTGTATTGGTAGGATACAAAGGCTCATCTGAAGCAGATGCGGCGGCGTTCTATTGCCCATACATTCCGTTAATGTCTAGCGGTGTTGTACTTGACCCATCAACTTTTGAACCAGTTGTTTCTTTCATGACTAGATATGGTTATGTAGAGTTAAACAACACAGCATCTTCACTAGGAAATGCTGGGGACTATGTTGGTGAGGTTGCTATGTCAAACATTTCGTTTGCATAATCAACAGTAACAACTTACACATTAAAGGGGGCTTCGGCCCCCTTTTTTATTGACTTTTTGTTCAAGACTTGACTTTTATACCAAAATGTTGTATAATTAATGAGGAAACACTAACAAGGACTACAATGAAAAGTATTGCAATATTAATATTAACTTTCTTCACAGTGTCGGCTTGTTCTATTAAAGAACCAAGAGTATCATTTGGAAAAAAATGTTCAATGACTGATGACAACATCACTTATTCGTATGTTTGGATCTATGATAAAAACACTGGTCTGCCAGCAGACGAAGAACAGTGTGCGGCACTTCCTAAAAAAGAAGAGAAGTAATCATATGGACTTAATCCAGCCATTGTTTGTCAACGAAAAAGGCAGAACAGAAACGGCTGGATTAGGCGTCCACAATAGTAGTTTTTCCGAAATCTTAATTAACGATCAGATACAACAAGATGTAGACAAAGGTGTTGACAGTTTCTTGTTGTTTATCACACCACAATATAAAACTTGGACTCCTGATTGGAGTTTTAATCAAAGAATTGTAAATCAAATAAAAACAAAATTTCCTAAAATACAATTAATTGTAGATGTATGTTTGTGTTCTACTTTGCCAGATGGACATTGTAGAGTAATGGATAAACCAGACACCAGTGAAGCATTGTTGATTGATTTGGGTAAGAAATTAGAATCAGCAGGTGCAGACATATTGGCTCCATCGGACATGGGAGACAACACAGTGCATAATTTAAAATCTGAAACCAATCGTGAAGTGATGGCATATGTGAAATATAGAAGTGTGTTTTACAGTTCATTTAGAGATCTTGCAGACAGTACACCAACCACTGAAAGAATATACCAATTGCCCATCAATGGTGATTCAGAAATGATTGCCACAGCAAATAAATTTAAAACTCAAAAGGCAGATTATCTCCTGCTTAAACCAGCACAACACAGTTTGAGTGAATTAGGTTTGATAAATGCAGGATCATATATTCCTGTTGGTGTGTATCAAGTGTCTGATGAATACAAAGGATTGCCAACCATAGAACATCAAATTGAAATTGCTAAAGTGTATCACAAAGCAGGTGCTAAATTTTTAGTCACATATGGAGCAAGAGATATAATGGGAAAAATTTAATATGGAACACGAACAGATATTATTAGAATTCAGAGAGTACATGGACAGACTGCAGGTTTGGAAGAAAAATCATGGCATGTTCATCAAAGACATTAAAAAATTAGAAAACACACTGAACAAAATGTATGACGAATACACCACAATATTGATAGATTATCGCAGAACCAAGCGAGATCACTATCTAGAACAAGCCAATGCTGTGCTTGTGGAAGCCATAAATTTAGCAAAAAAATTCTCAAAAGTTGAACTGATAGCATCACTCAGCAAACGATAAATACCTTTAGTTCAAACGCACTTTGACTAGTGTCAAAGTCTTATGCAGTATTAACCCACTGCGTACCGGCTAGAACCCGGATTGGACTTCTAAAAAAGGAGAAAACAAATGGGACGACCACTTAATAAAAGACTGTTTACAACAGCGGCTGGCGGTGCAACTGCTGGTGCAAATGAAATCAAAGTTAACTTTCACAATGGATCAAGTGTTGTAGAAGGTACTATTGTCAGACAAAAAGGAACTAAAAAGTTTGTTGTTGCTGAAACAGGTGCCACAGATACTGAGGTTACTTGTACGTTAACAACTGGCAAATTACCAGCGGCTTTAGTTGCAGGTGAAATGACAATTTCAGTACAAGGTTCTGACAATGAAACTTACGGTGTAAGTAAAATTTCAGGACGTACTTTAACAGTAGCACAACCAAGTGCAACAGGATCAAATGCATTAGATGGAACAAAACTTGCATGGGATTTTGCGACGGCTAGTTCTGGAAAAGTTAAAGTTGAAGAAGCGGGTGATGACGACGTTGCTAACACAGATGACGACGACTTCACAGACGACGCATAATATAAAATACAGTTTAGGGAGTGGCAACACTCCCTGAATTATAAAAAACTATGGCAAAAACAGTTTATTTAGAAACAGGTAATTACAAAATTAAAGTAGCAGATGCCACGAACATAATCGAATTAGATTCGTCGGCAACTTTAGTTAAAGGTAATTTAACAGTACAAGGTACTATGACCACAGTTGAATCAACTGTGACCACAATCACAGACAATATTATCACACTTAATTCGGGAGAAGCAGGCAGTGGTGTTAATGCAGTCAATAATTATCAAGCAGGTATTGAAGTAGACAGAGGAACACAAAATGATGTTCATATGGTTTACGATGAATCAATTGCTTGGAACAATCCAAGCACACAAACAATTTCACAAGGTCCAAGTGCAGGCGGACCTCAAGGTCCAGGTTACGGATCTTTCAAAGTTTCTTCATCAGACGGCAATGACATAATGGCATTGAGAGTGTCCAACATCAACAACAACAATGCAATTTATTTTGAGCCAGGCGGAACAGGCACATTGAGATTGGGTTCAAGT